GGACATCTTGGTGGCGACGTCCATGGTGGGCTCCTTCGTCCACTTCATGCCGATCTTCGCGCCAATCCACTGTGGAAGCACGGTCTTCGTGAGGTCAGCCCATACGCCAACCTTACCGTTCTTCAACGTCTTGGTGATGATGCCAACGGTGGCGTTCTGGTTCTCGAAGAGATGGCGTGCAACGCGGTTCGCGATCGCCAACGACTTCCCCGCCTTACGGGGTCCGTCCACCATCAGGTAACGCTCGTAGGCATTGAAAACCTCGAAGCCTTTTGGTGAGAGATCGGGTAACCACCGGCCGTTGGTGTCGTGCATAAGGTCGGTGCGACTTTCGGTTGTAATTCTGCACGAGCGCAGCGAATGCTCCACCTAAAGTTGTGACCTATGGCTGAGATTACCATCCCGATTGCCGATGTTGACGAGGCTGTTGCGAACGCCAAACCCGGTGAAACGGTGGAGGTCTACGCCACCCTCAAGATCAAATCCAAGACCGACTCCGAGGTCGTTGCCGAGGTCTCCAATGTGGAGAAGTGTGACGACATGGAGGAGGAAGGAGGTGACATGGAGGCTGAAGACAGCGAGGCTGACTCCGAGGAGGATTCCGCTGAGATGTCCGACTCCAAGCCCATGAAGTCCATGAAGCATGGCAAGGGCATGGGTGTGCTCATTATGATCGGCGGTCCCAAGAAGAAGTAACCAGCCATGGTCGATCTCGAACTGCTCAAGAAGCGCGGAGCCACGCCTGAGAAGCTCAAGGCGAAGTTCACCGCCGAGGTTCCAAGCGACAAGATCAAGGCGCTGATCGACCTGAACTCGTCACGTATTGACGAGGGCATTCGTCGAAACATCGACGATGCTCGGCTTTGGTACGCCATCGATCAGGCGTACGACGTGTCCCAGCGGCAGATCACCTACACCCTGGTGGAGGGTCTGCTGTCCAGTGGCGTGTCCGGCGAGAAGGCGTACGACGCCATGAAGACGTGGGGCATGACTCAGCGCCTCACGAACATGCTCGTGCCACTGTGCAACTCGGACGGCACGGCCAAGTGCGGCAAGGACGGCAAGCCCATCATGAAGCTGGACCTGCCGACGTTCTTCCACATCTTCGTGCCGCTGGTCCAGGCGTACACCAAGATGCGGTGGGCCAAGCTCTTCACCGACCGCGACATCTACCCGCTCTACAAGTACGAGCCGGTGTCGATGACCACGGCCAACCGGCTGCGCTGCGAGATCATCACCAGCCGCATTCAGCGCATGGTCCAGGAGATGGGCTACCGCGAGGATGAGCGGCAGTCGATCCTCCAGATGCTCAAGTACGGGACGTGCATCAACTTCCCGGCCGAGGACTTCTTCCGCGAGCAGCAGATCTTCCTTGAGAAGGGCAGCGAGAAGACCCGCACCGTGAAGGAGGGCGTGCGGTTCGAGATCCCTCACCCGAGTCGGGTGTTCTGGGATCTGACGAACCGTCTGTCCTCGATGAACACGGACACCGGCTGCGAGTACGCTGGGTTCTGGAACGTGCTTCGGTTCAAGGACGTAAAGAACAACAAGGCGTTCTGGAACACCGACAACATCCAGTTCAAGTACGGCTCCTGGGTGGACGCCAAGTACAACTTCTACCGCGAGCTATTCCCGTGTGCTCTGAAGTTCCCGCAGGTCGGCATGTTCGCTCCCGGCAGCGGTGAGGATGAGCGCGTCAAGAACGCCTACCGCTACACTCTGAACCATCAGGACGAAGGCGTCACGGTGGTATCCCACTTCACGAAGCTGATTCCGTCCGAGTGGGATCTCTTCGACTACGATCACCCGGTCTGGATGCGCTTCATCCACACGGGCTCTCACACCGTCAGCCACGCTGTGCCGCTCGCCTACAATCCGCTCGTCGCCTACATGTACGACGCGGACCAGGGCAGCGCCCACAACTCCTCGCTGTCGCTAGAGCTCCTGCCGTTCCAGGACCACATCTCCAACATGCTCACCCAGTACATCCTGACGGTGAAGCAGAACCTGGAGCGCATCGTGTTCTGGAACGCGGACGTGGTGGATCAGAAGTACATCGACCTGATCAATAACCTCGGCGAGAAGAAGTACCGGGGCGTCACCTTCATCCCGTACTCGAAGCGCGAACTCTCCTGGCAGCAGCAGTCCGAGCGTGATGCGTTCACTCCGGTGGGCCTTCCGCAGGGCAGTTCGATGGAGATCGCTTCGGGCATCAACCAGCTTCTCCAGATGATGGAGCGCGTGCTTGGCTACTCCCCGCAGGAGGTTGGCTTCCCGGCCTCGCACGAACAGACCGCCGAGGAGGTGCGCATCGTTGCGTCCAACACCTCGAACCGCCTAGAGCTCACCGGCAGCTTCATCGACGCGGCCATGAAGGCTCGCAAGAAGTTGCTCTACGAGGCGTTCCTGGCCTACTCCGACGACGAGGTTCTTGCCGACGTTGCCGAGGTGGATGACACCAAGAAGAAGGCGCTGGAGGAAATGGGCTTCAAGGTGGACGAGCCCGAGTCCCGCAATGCCAAGGCTGGTATTCGCGGCAGCAAGGACGCTCTGCGTGTTGACGGATTCTCTAGCGATCGCGACGGTGCTGACCGCATCGTTGACTCGAAGATCGCAGCGACGATGATCCAGACGTTCCAGTCGATCTTCTCCAACCCGACACTCTCCCAAGCCGCTGGTCTCGACCAGCTGATCGATCTGTTCAATCAGATCCTCGTCTACAGCGGTGCGCCGAAGGACTTCCGTCTGCGCATCCAGAAGCCCGAGCAACCTGCCCAGTCCCCGGAGGAAATGCAGAAGGCTCAAGAGGAACAGGCTGCTCAGGTGCAGCAGCAGTTGGCCCAGATGGCCGCTCAGATCGTGGACGGCAAGATGATGCAGCTGGGAGAAGAGCTCCGCGCCAACCTTGTCGAGCCGATGCAAGCTCAGGCGCAGCAGACCACCCAGGCACTGCAGGAACTGGCCGGTCGCCAGGACCAGCAAGCCCAGGCCGTCATGCGGCTCTTCCAGATCATCGGACTCGCTCAACAACAGAATGCTGTCAGTCCAGACCAAGTTCCTGTCGGAGGCGGAATCCCTGCAGATCAGCAAATGGCTCCTGCAGCCGGAAGCCTCCCTCCTGAAGCGATGCCTGTTGGCTGAGATCGCAGCCCTCCAGGCCGAGGCCGCAAACGTAGTCGTTCGCAACCCTGAGTCGCTGTCCTCCCAAGCGGGATTGGACAACCGCGCCGCCATCGCGCTGACTCAGGCATCCCGTTTTCAGACGTGCCTAAACGTCCTGAATGACGCGCTGTCGGAGAAGCTCAAGCTCCGCACAGCCGAAGTACAAATCACGGATCAACATGACTGAAGAACAGCAGAACATTGATGCTCTAGCCGCCCAAGAGGCGCAGCAGATGCAGCAATCCCCTGAACAGAAGCAGGGTGATAACACCGCAGCGATGGACGAGGCCGCAAAGGAGGCCAGTCTGATGTTGCTCGACCGCCTCCTCGGTGAGGAGAATCAGTCCGAGGAGCAGAAGCCAGGGGATAAGCAGCCCGAGGCTCAGAAGACCGAGGAGAAGCCAAAGCCGTCCAAAAAGGTCGAGAAGAAGGTCGATGCTCCCAAGGAAGAGCCGAAGGCCGAGGAGACCGAGGAAGAGGTCGAGGAAGAGAAGCCGGAGCCCAAGCCTCGCCGTTCCCGCCTCACTGCCGAGAAGGTGGCTGAGACCGCGAGCAAGGCTGCTGCCGAAGCTGCTGCCGAGACCTACCGGCGCATCGAGCAGGAGAAGGCTGCTGCCGCCCAGCGTGCCGCCGAAGAGGCTGCGCGTGCTTCCCAGGTCGAGATTCCCGAGGACGCCAAGGAAGAGGTCGAGCGTCTGCGTGAGGTGCAGCGTCTGCACCCGCAGGAGTACCGTGGCCGCGACCTCGTGCGCGAGTTCATCGACGGCTCCAAGAAGGAGCGCGAGTACGAGCGGAAGTGGCGCAAGGAGAACCCTGGCGTGGACTTCTCCTGGGACGACGACGAGCACAGGGCGTTCATCGAGGAGAACTCCATCGAAGTTGAGGACAGTCACCTCAAGGAGGCCGACCGTTCCATCCTTAAGGAACAGGCCATCCGCGAGGCCGAGGAGCGTATCGCCAAGCGATATGGCAACGAGATCGAGGAGGTGCGCCGTGCGAAGGCTGAGGCCCAGTTGGCTCCGATCCGTCAGCAGGTCGACGAGATGGCGTCCAAGAGCCTCCTGGAGGCCGTGCGCCCAGACCTCGTTGAGGCGTTCGACACCGACCGCGCCAAGGCCGTCGAGGACATCAAGAACGACCCGATCGCCATGGAGGCCGTCAGCACCGTAGAGCAGTGGAGTCTTCCTGCCCTCGATGCTGCCGTGCGCGTGATCAACAATCCGAACGGCTACAGCGAGAAGAGTCGCGAGGTCCAGACGCTCGTGTCCGCCGCGATTCACGTCGAGAAGGTGCTCGCCTCTGTGCCCCGCGAAGAGCGTCCGGTCACCGAGGATGGACGCCGGTTCTCCACCATGCGCGACTACGCCAACATGCCGGTGTCGCAGCGGTCGAAGTATTACACCGTTCGGGACGAGGAGTTGGTGCCACAGCTGATCATCAAGACGGCCCAGTACGAGGCGTCTCGGATCAAGTCTGACATCGAAAAAAAGGCGGAAGCCTACGCCAAACGCATGGGATTCACGAAGTCTGAGAGTAATCCCTCCCAAAAACCCACGCCCAAACCTTCGGCTGCTCCGTCCGCTCCGTCGGTCAAGGCTCAGCCCACCGGACGCAAGGACGAGAAGGCTGAGGAGACCTCAATCAATGGGGTTCCGAAGGGTTTCTGGGAATCCATTGGCCTTCCGGTGTAATAGTACAGGCAGGTGTTTAACAGAGGCCGCGTCTCACAAACGCGGCTTTTTTATTTGGCCAATGTCGTCCAGTGGCTTGGCGGCGGGTGAAAATGGCCAGGTCTATTCACAAGGTTGACCAGCGCATGGAATGATGAGCAGCGAAAGGTAAATTACCATGGCTGCAATTGATACGAACAACCTGTTCAACCGCTGCGCCCCGGCGGTGAGCACCAACATCGAGTCCTGTGGTGCCGTTACCGCGTGTACGGCCAAGCAGGTAACCTCCGCTGACCTCGCCACGATCTACGGATCGAGCGATGCCAACTACCGCATCCTCGGAAACCTCGTCTCTGCCGATTTTCTCGGCAAGGCCGTGGGCGTCCGGCAAAACGGTCTGTATGACTTCATCCAGGCCAACAAGCGCGTCCTCGGCGGCAAGCGCCTGAGCGTCCAGCAGGTCAACGGTGGCCTCTGGGAAATCAGCCCGTTCATTAAGATGGGCCGAAAGCGTCAGCTGAACACCGAGTTCTGGACCGTGAAGGTGGTCAACGCCACCGGCGCGACTCCGTCCCAGACCGCCGACATCGACGTGAAGGTCTACACCCAGGGCAGCGCCCCGGCCGACCCTCGCTGGTTCCCGCCCGGTCTGCGTGTGTTCGTGAACGGCACCAACGCTGGTTCCGGTAGCCCCGCGACTGGCGACACGACCTACCGCCTCGCCTTCGTGGTGAAGACGGTTGGCGCGGTGAACGGTGACGGCTCCCTGACCATCACGCTGACCCCGCAGAACACCGCTTCGGTGTTCTACAACAACGGCACTGCCGCCATCGCGAACAAGTCCAAGATTCCCGCCAACCTCGCGGCTGGTGCGACTCTGGGTATGCTCCTGCGCGGCACCCCGAACGTGTCCGACTACGAGAGCTTCTGCTCCGAGATTCCGGGCCTGAACAACAACCAGCTGCTGCCGTTCTGGATCGAGACCACCCGGTACTCGATCTGTGAAGACGAGCTCACCCAGAAGTACCTCCAGGCGCTTCGGGACTCGAACCCGTTCTTCAAGGAGTTCGGCGATGTGCCTCAGGTCGAGCTCAACCGCCAGATCATCGAGGACTTCCAGCGTCGTCACGCGAATGCGTTCTTCTTCAACAAGCCGCTTCCGAACCAGACGCTCGCCGGTTACGAGAACCTGCAGCAGATCGTTGTTCCGAGCACCTCCTCGCTGAACATCCCGATCGAGGGCAAGTGCATCGGCCGCAAGGCGAACGCCACTGGCATCTACGAGCAGCTGGGCGAGTGCGGTCGCGTGGTAGACCTCCAGGCTGAGACCCTCAACCTGCACAAGCTGTTCAACAGCCTGTATCGTCTGCAGCGCGAGCGCGAAGCGGCTGGTACCAAGGCCGACATCATCGAGCTCTTCACCGACTCGTTCTACGCAAACCAGTTCATCATCGGCATGGTGAACTACTTCAAGGCGAAGTACGGCTCAGACGTGTTCCGCCTGACCATGCAGCTGAACCAGGGTGGCGAGCAGGGGCCGTTCGGCTTCCGCTTCTACAAGTTCACGCTGGACTACCCGCAGGTCGAGCTCCGCATCGTCACCCACCGCATGTTCGACGACATCCTCGCTGCCCACAAGGCCGCTGGGTTCGAGTCCTCGGGCCGCATGCTCTGGGCCATCGACTGGCAGAACATCTACCAGGGCATCATCGACTCCAACACCGTCACCAACAAGACGGGCGATCTGAAGCAGCTTGCCGCTGTGGACGACACCTACGCTTGCGTGATGAAGGTGCCGAGCAAGACCACCAAGCTGACCAGCACCACCTACACAGCGGTCCTGGAGGCTGAGACCACCAGCTTCGTGCTGGAGAACCTGGGCTCCGCTGCCCCGGATGGCACCGGCTCGAACGATGGTTCCTACTACGTCTGATCCGTGATGAGCAGAGGGCGGTTGGGCTTCGGCTCAGCCGCCCTTTTTCTTTGATGACTTTCGGTTGCGATCAATCATGCCCGAACCAAAAATCCCCGTATGCGGTACTTTGGAAAGTCGGTCGTCTACAACACCATCCAGGTCGCTGGTAAGACCGTCCCGTTCATCGAGATCGAGGCGGGTCAGGGCATTCTTGCCACCGAGGACGCTGCCATCATCGACGCCCTTGAGACTCGCATCCGCGAGCGTCGTGGCGGCATCTGGGAGATGACACAGGTGGAGTACGACGAGCTCTTAAAAAAAAACAACGTGCAGAGCTCGACGCTGCAATCGCGTCTCGACTCAGTGATTCGGGGGGGACTCAGTCTGGCGGAAGCACAACGAGCGGCGGCACGCCAAGACGCTCCTGCTGCTCCGGTCGCCGTTGAGGCACAGAAGCGAGTGGTCGCAGAGCCGGTGGCCAAGCCCACCGAGACGCTTTCACCGGCCGAGCCGAGTGTGGCTCGTCCGTCTGTAGGCAAAGTCAAACGCTGACGACCATGCACACCGACACCATCCCCGCAGACCTCGTAGCCACCAAGTCGGGAGCACTGTCTCTTGGCAGTATGCTCGCCGTGGCCGCGTCCCATTTCCTGAACCTTCCCCCGTGGCTGCAGATCACGGCTGCGGTCGCCGCAACGGTCGCGAGCATCTACGCGATCAGGCTCAGCCGCTTGAACATCAAGAAGACCAACGCCGAGCTCAGGCTGATCAAGGCGAAAGCCGCACAGCTTGGCATCACCATCGACGACTGATGCGCTTTCTGACCCTGACTCTCCTGCTCCTGCTGACTGGTTGCGGAGCCCTCGTGCCAACCACCTCGCGTCGGTCCACCGTGACCAGCGAGGCTTCCGCGTCTTCCGTCAAGGCGAGCGAGCAGTTCTCGAAGATCGTCAGCGGTCAGCCCAAGGCTCCCGTGGCAGAGCTTCACGTCGGTGGGCTCGGCAACAAGGTCGAGCTCAAGATCCCTCCGGTGGAGCCGGTGCAGCCGCAGCAGGTCCAGTTGCAGCCGGTGGTCGTCCCGCAGGTCCGGCAGGAGCCGGTGGCCCAGCCGCAGTCCCAGCCGCAGCAGTACCGCGAGGAGATCCACTACGCCTCCAACGTGGACGCTGCCGACACCGAGAAGGCGGCGACCAAGGATCGCAGGGAGATCAGCATTCCGCTCGGCGTGAGCATCGGCCTCCTGGGCGTGGGCGTGCTCATCGCGCTCTTCGCCTTCAACCGCGTCCGCAAGTCGAGCCTCGCCGTCAACGCTGCGTACCAGACGTTCGATGGGATCCTCGCCAACCAGATTCGCAACGTCCGCGAACGAGCCATTCTCGCGACCGACAGTTCAACCATCAGCATGCTGAACGCCCAGATCGCTGATCTGGAGGCTCAGCGTGGAAGGCTTGCCCGATGACATTCGCCCAATACTACGCCCAGATCAGCGCAGCCGTGTTCCCCGAGGGCGAGGCCGAGAACCTCGTCCACGTCCACAAGCTCGCGGTGAAGGACGCGATCATCGATCTCCAGACGAAGATCCCGTGTCTGCGCACCGAGAACGCGGACTACGTCGGCCAGTCGGCTACGCTCTTCCACTGCGGTGCGAGCACGTTCGACACTGTCGATGGCAACATCGAGCGCGTGTACACCTCGCTCCTCGATGGCGCGTGCTCCGAGGTCGACTACACCTACATCGACCAGAACCGCATGAACGACCTGATTCATGCGTACCGCTGCTGCCTGAAGAGCGATGCCTACGGTATGAACCCGTATGCCCCGAACGAGGGTGTGGGCGCTCCGATCTACGTCACCGGCAGTCCGGCCACAGACAAGGGCTACAGAGCCGGTAAGGCTCAGGGGTTCTGGTCGCTGAATCGCGGCACTCTGTACGTCTTCCCTTCGATCGAGAGCTACGAGCAGATAGTGGTTCAGTGGAACGGAATCCGTCGCACCTTCGAGGATAGCACGGTGATTCCGGCCACGTTCGAGGACCGGGACGTGATGAACGCCGTGGAGCTCTACCTGGACGCGCAGGTTGCTCGCCGTGAGACCAAGGACATGAGCACATTCCAAGCGTCGTCCAAGGCTTACTCCGACGCCGTGTCTCAGCTGATCTGGGAGTGCCGCAGGAAGCAGACTTTCGTCCGAGAGACCCGCCTGACACCGCCAGACGCATGCTGACCGTCAACGTCCGTCCGCCGCTCAACAGCCGCACCATGCTGTTCGGCAGACCGCTTCGGTTCTACACCCCAACAGTCAACGGCGCGACCGGCTACGGCCGTTTGGCGCACGCGATCATGGAGGCGCTGAACATGGTTCACGTCTCGCCGATCGACTACCCGGACCTGATGCTGCAGAACCCGATGGCACCGGGCGCGGCTCCAATCCGATTCACGATGTGGGAGCCAGATGCGCTGCCCGACACCGCGATGGGGTTCATGTCATCGAAGTCGCTGATCGTGCCGTGCTCGATGAACGTGCGACTATTCAGGAGCAGCGGGTACCGTGGACCGATTCACCTCGTGCCGCTGTGGGGAGAAGCGCCGTGGTCTCCGCTTCCTTCGAGCGACATCTTCAAGTTCATCACCGTCGGCCGAGACAACGGCGTGAAGTCCCGCAAGGGAATCTGCGAACTGATCGAGTACTTCACGCTCGCGTTCCCGTCCGAGAAGGACGTGCGGCTCACCATCAAGAGCAACCCGGAGTGCGTGAAGCGTGAGGTGACCGACCCGCGCATCGAGATCATCTACGAGGACTACGAGAAGGCCCAGTACGAGCAGATGATCTCTGAGCACCACTGCGGCGTTTTCCTGTCGGGGCTGGAGGGATGGGGATTCCCGGCGTGCGAAATGATGGCCGCTGGTCGACCCAACATCATCGTCCCGTGGGGCGGTCACGCCGAGTTCGCCAACGCTGAGAACTCGTGGCTGCTGGACTACACCATGGTGCAAGCGCCCGTGGATCCTCCGTATCGAGGCGTGGGCCGTGGAGCCAAGCCCACCAAGGACAGCGTGATCGCCGCGCTGCGTGAGGCATACAGCAACCGCGAGCTCCTGCAGAAGAAGGCGGACGCGGCGTATAGGACCGCACTCAAATTCACCAAGCAGAAGTTCACGGAACGACTCCGGGTTGTCGCGCTAGACGTCCTCAGTAATGTCTAGCCCATGGCTTCAAACGCCAAGGCTACCCTCATCAAGCGGTTGGCGTCCACGCCCGGAAAGGGCTTGGGTGCCAATACCGGCTTGGGGTCTGCCGACATCGTGGTGCCAGAGTTCCCGAGGCTTCCCCAGAAGCTGACGGAGCAGTCGGTCAGAGATTTCTCCGAGGCTGTGGATCGATGGCGATCCGGCCTCCAAGCTCAGTTCCCAGTCCCGACTGCGCAGACCACGGACACTCCCGATCCGACCGCGCAGATCACCGCTGCCATCGACTCGGCGGTGGAGGCGATCAACACGCAGATCGAAGCCCTCAAGAGCGCACTCTCGAGTAAGGCGTCCGACCTGCAGAGTCAGATCGACAACATCGACGTGAGCGGCCTCAACACCGGGGACGTTCAGACGCTCATCAAGAATTCTCGGTACGTCCACAACCAGGGCACGCCATCGGCCCGTTGGAGGATCAACCACAACCTCGGGTGGTACCCGTCGGTTACCGCTGTGGACATGTCTCAGAACGTGTTCTTCGGGGACGTGGTCTACATCGACCAGAACACCTGCGAACTGGTGCTTGCTGGTGAGACTTCCGGTTACGCATACGTGAATTGAGGAAACGCACATGAAGTTCTACTCGCCAATCGACATGGGGTTGCTGGAGATCGTCCAGTTTCGGACGCAGAACTCCGCGACCCAGCCGTACGCCGCCGCCGCAGGGAACAAGGGTGCGTTCTGGATGGACAGCGCCAACAACCTGCTGAAGTGGAGCGACGGCACCAACTGGCAAGCGATCTACCCGGCGTCCACCTCCGCGAGCAGCACGGTGGTCCTGCGTGACTCTTCCGGCAACTTCAGCACCGCCGGTACGATCACCGCGCCCAACTTCAGCGGTCTCGCGTCTCAGGCCACGCAGCTTGCCGCTTCGCAGAACTTCTCGATCACGGGCAAGGCGACTGCGGCGGCGGTCGGTTTCAACGGCACTGGTGCTGTCGCGCTGAACATCACTGCCCTGTCGGTTGACCCGACCGACATCGCCCTCACGCTGGACTACATCCTGGTCGGCAACGGCCTGAACAAGGCCCAGGCGTCGTCCAAGAGCAGCATCAAGATCAACGAGCTCGGTGCGCCAACGGCTGCGGTGTCGCTCAACAGTCAGCGCATCACCAACCTCGCGAACCCTTCGGCTGACCAGGACGCGGCGACCAAGTGGTACGTGGACCAGACCGCGCAGGGTCTTGACCCCAAGGCGTCCTGCCGTGTCGCGACGACTGCGGACCTGGGTGGCACCTACAGCAGCGCCACCAAGACGATGACGGGCACGGCGGTGGCGCTGGTCATCGACACGATCACGCTGAACGTCGGCGATCGCGTGCTGGTCAAGGATGAGACCACCGGCAGTGGAGCGACCGAGAACGGCATCTACGTCGTCACCGTGGCTGGTGGCTACGGATCGCCGTGGGTGCTTACCCGTGCGTCCGACTTCGACACCAGCGCGAAGGCGAGCCCCGGCTCGTTCACCTTCATCGAGGAGGGCAACGTCAACAAGGACACCGGGTGGGTGATGACCGCCAACGCCCCGGTGGCCCTCGACACCTCGGCGCTCAACTGGACCCAGTTCTCCGGTGCTGGTTCGTACACAGCAGGTCGCGGCATTGTGCAGAACGGCACGGCATTCCACTTCGCTCAGAATGCCGACTACACGCTCAACTCGATCCCGTACGCCAACGGTCTGACGACCATCGGCTTCATCGCGGCGGGTTCGGCGAACCAAGTCCTGCGAGTTCCTGGTGCTGGTGGTGCCCCGGCGTTCGGAGCGATCGACATCAGCCAATCCGCTGCGGTCACCGGAACCCTCGGTGCAACGAACGGCGGTACCGGACAGAGCACCTGGGCCACTGGTGACCTGCTCTACGCCACGGCTGCAAACACGCTGGGTAAGCGAGCAATCGGCACCACAGGCTACGCCCTGATCGTCTCGGGCGGCGTGCCCACCTGGGGTCAGCTGTCCCTGACGGCCGGTGTCACTGGTGTCCTCCCGATTGCCAACGGCGGCACGAACCTCACGGCTGTTACCAACGGTGGCGTGCTGGTTGGCTCCGCTGGTGCGTACGCTTTCACGGCGGCTCCGACTGCTGGTCAGGTGTTCCTTGGCAACGCGACAACCCCGACGTGGACCACGCTCACTGGCGACATCTCGACGATCAGCAGCGCAGGTCAGGTCACCATCGCTGCCGGTGCGATCACCTACTCGAAGTTCCAGCAGATCGCCGGTCTGTCGGTGTTTGGAAACTCGGCAGGGTCCGCTGCGACTGGTGGCGCAATCACCGGCACGGCGAACCAAGTGCTGCGGGTTGACTCTGCGGGAACCACGCTTGGCTTCGGTGCACTCAATCTGGCGAGTGCTGCTGCTGTCACCGGGACGCTCCAGGCGGGTAACGGCGGCACTGGCACCCAGTACGCGCAGTTCACCACGGGCGGCGCGGTGATGCGTACCTACTCGCTGCCGAACCTGAACTCGCAGTTGGCGGCTCAGGTGTCCGGCAGCATCACCGGCGACAACGTCACGTTCACGTTCAACGCCACGCACAACCTGAACACCAAGAACGTCGTCGCTGCCATCTACGATTCGTCCGACAACCAGATCTTCGTGGACACCAAGACATTCGATGCCAACACCGTCCGGTTCACGTTCGCTGTTGCCCCGGCAACATCGGTAGCGTACCGCTGGGTCGTCGTCGGCTACTAATCCATCTCCAGCATGAAGTTCGAGAGCCAACTGCAGATCGTCACCGCAGCGGGGGTGCCTCCGCTCACGGTCAACCAGAACGCCCTGGTGACCAACCTCAACGCCGACCTGCTCGATGGGCAGCACGCGAGTTACTTCCTCGACACGTCGTCCACGGCGCAGACGAAGAGCGGGAGCCTGTACATTGGCGGGACGCTTCAGGCCGGGTTCAGTCGCCTAAAGGTTCTCGACTACAACAACAACGGAACGCCGACGAACGGAATACGAATTGCAACCAACATCCCGCAGACGAGCGGCGTTGGGATGTACACGATGATCTTTGAGGGGTATCGGTACGGAGACTCCAACCCGGAGATGTGGGCCATCTCGTTTTATCCGTACAACACTGGCAGCGGTGTTGTGTTCATCAATTACGGCGGAAGCTGTCACGGCGGAAAATACCCAACCTCGGTTCAACTTGGATGGGTTGGAGGTTTCGCGAACATCTTCATCCTGAGCGACCTCGTCTACTACCGCAGGTTCGCCATTCGAGCCGTAGCGGGGAACATGTCGGAGTCGACATCACACTTCGAGGGCTGGGTTGTTTCTGACAGCAACCCAACTCTTGCTGGTGCAACCGGCGTGGTGACCGTCCCGTTCAACAACGAGTTCGGAAACGTCGCGGTCAAGGGCGCACTTTCGATTACGTCGACGGCTCTGGTGACGAACCTGAACTCCGACCTGCTGGACGGTCAGCATGCGAGCTACTTCGAGAACCGAGACATCACTGCGGTCAGCTTTGCATCCGGCTCGCTGACGTTCACACGCGCTGCCGGAAACCTCAGCATCAGCATGGACGGTCGCTACGTTCCGATCTCAGGCGGAACAATGACCGGATCGCTGATCGTGCAGGGCGGAAACGCGAGTATCACCGCAAGCCACAGTGGAAACGCTGCGCAGTGGTACGGAAAGGTTGCCACGATCAACGGCACCAGCGACGAGCAGGTGTTCCTTGGAACCTACGGAAACATTGGGGCCATCGCCTGTGTGGTCAATTCCACTGGCGCTTGGAACGACCTGTACATCAACACGGTCGATGGAAGCACTGGCGGCACGGTGAGGATGCCGTCGTCAGTTCTCATCAACGGCAATCAGGCACTTCACGCGGGAAACTACTCCAGTTACGCCCAGCCAATCGGCACCAACCTGCCGTACTCTTGGACCAACACCGCTGACGTCAAAGTGTTCACCGGTGCGTACTCCTATAACACTGGTGTAGCCAAGTACCTCCTTCTTTGGCAGCGCACCAGCGGAGCTACTGGCACCAATGGTCGGTTTGTCGATGGGATGCTGAAAGTCTGGCGCGGAGCAAACCACGCGGGAAACGGCGGCACGGTGGGCTACATCCACGCTTCTTCCGGGTACTCTGGAACATCCAGCGAGGTGCTGGTCTACACGCCGTTCACCGGCCAGGCGCTTTCGTTCTTCTCGGTGATCTACAACAGCGTCGAGTGGGTGGCGATCAGTCTTCCGATCTCCGACTACCGCTGGGAGCTTCGAGGCCACTACGGAATCCAGAGCGACACGACGACAGTTCCAATCCAGGTCCATTCCAACGATGCGGGTGTCGGCACGATCACTGCGCTGACGACAACCAGCTATCTGCTGCACACTGGAACCACCAGCGCCCCGAACCTGAGCATCGGAGG